GATTTGACCCGATTGGGGAAATGTAGGCCGGAAAGGCAGGGGGGGTAGAACGTTGTGCTAAAAAAACCGCTTCATCTTTATCTTTCTTCTGTATATTACATCGTCTACACGCAGCAACAAGATTATCCAACGAATCTTCCCCGCCCTTGACCTTTGCAATCCGATGATCCACTTCATTAGCTTGGTCACCGCAATAAGCACATGTATACGCATCACGTTTGAGCACCTGTAACCTTATCTTCTTCCAATGAGCAGTAGCTCTGTATGGCTTTAGTGCCATCCTTTATTCTCCCAATGTGCTAACGCTTTGCATGGCTTTCCATTGTATCGATGCTTGATGTAATCAAGATGAACGTCTATTTGTTTGTATGGGCTTAGTGTGCCATACCACTTCGATCTCATCTGACCTAATCCATAATGGCTACCATTTTTAGCCTTATAATTCCATCTACTCTCATAGTGAATAAGCCAGTTATAGCATTGGAAGTCGTTCCAGTTGAGTTTGTTATAGGCATATAACTTGATATTCATAACATTATATGGCTTTTGAGAATATGCTTTTTGAGGTGCAGCGAAGTTTAGATTTATGGCTAACAGCCCAATAAATACAGCTCTCGCCAATGCTCGTCCGCGAAGTGCGCTGCCTCTCAGGCGCGCAAGCGGTCTGAGCATACCAGCCTTGTCAAGGGGTTTAACAAAACCGCAGGTCAGAACGGCGTGTCGTTTTCTAATTGTCGACATTTGCGAGAACTCCCAATAATTCTTGACCCAATTCATAAGGAATCATGGAACGCAACTTAGCATTCCTAAGTTTTCCCGTTCCCCCGGCGTTTGTACCCGCTGGACTCGATTCATGGCAATTGGCTTTTGGCGCACACATTGGCCTTGGCGTCCATCCATGAACGTAACCCCAGAGATCCGTTGGCTTCATTCGCACGTCACCATATTGGCAATAAGTAATTGTGCGGCGTGGATACACCTGCATAAACTCTTGCTTTCTCAGCATTCCTCGAGGATTCTCAAGTAACCAGCCATATTTCGGAGCTATATCCTCAATCAATTTGAGAGTGTGTTTCATCAAATCAATGGCATCATAAACCGATGGATGTTTTGGCACGGGATACGGGTCGCCTTTTGCCCAATATTTCCACAAAGAAGCAACACTAAACTTTTGACATGGCGGGCTTGCCCAGATGAAATCGGGATGCCCATATTTCGTTATCAAATCAACTGCATTTAATTGAAGAATATCGCGTTCATGAGCTTCAAATTGTTCATCAAGTTCTATTTTGATGACTGTGTGCCCTGCGTCTTCGAAGGCTTTGGTCGCTGAACCTGTGCCCGCGAAGAAGTCGTAAATGAGCATTCCTCACACCTTTCCCTTTGTCCGTAAATCCATAATCCACACCCATAACACCGATGCAGATATAGAGGTTCTGTCATTTGAACACCCGACCTATCTTGGCTCTTTCGAGTATCTCAATGCCATCACCCATCGCATAAAAACCTGTTTGCCACATAATCAGCTTGCGGCCTTTTACTAGATGTTCAAAATAGATTCTTTGATTCGGTATGCATAACGCCGGGACTGTCTGCATAAAGTCTTTACACCAGTTACTGGCTGTAATTGGCATGAGCGCAATCCCATTGCCGTGAGCTTTAAACTTCTCCACCCATGGCGTGGTCTTTGAATATGGAGGGTTCATCCATACTAACCCATACCATTCTTGAATCAGCCCATTATCGTGCTGGCAATAACTATTCTTTGCTGGTATCCAAGGCACAGCTCCACACGGAGCAGCAACATCTAAATCGAACTCAACGCCGAACGCATCGAACAACCATTTAGGCGTGTAATGCTCATCATCGGCTTTATAGCCAATCTTTTTACTTCCTGTTTGCCATCCCATTAGTAGCCATTAGCTTTCAATAGATAAACAAGATCTTCAACCCGGAGAACCGCGACCCAATCATCGATCGCGGCTTCCCCTTGGCCATTTAGGCGCATGACGGCTACGCCTAGTCCCGTGGCCTTGCGTGCTTTGAGCTGCTTCATCGTGGCTGCTGGCTCAAACTTTGACCGGCTTTTGACTTCGATGTCAAGACCCTCGATGCCTTGAATATCGCTGCCGCTCGCACCTGATCCCACTTGATGCGCGTGTGCCCAACCATGATTACGCAAATATTGTGCTAATATTCGTTCGCTTTCACGACCTCTGACTTTTCGTGATTTGCTCATTAGTTTGACCTCACATGACATGTGCGACATTCGCACGGCTTTACTGCCCCCGCAGTTATAGGCTCGTTACAATTGTCGCACACGTCTAATTGTTTATCCATTACTAACACTTTCATCACCCCACTATCAACGCTTCATCTTCAGGCCTAAAGCTCCAGCGTCCGGACGGATCTAAAACCATCCAGATTCCTTCGCATTGTTCGGCCTTGCGCTTGTAGGGAAGCGGGCACATCCATCCTCGATATGCACCCTTTTTGCCTGTACCCTCACGCAACACGCGCTCGCCATGCTTGCATTTGGGCACAATTTCTGCTGGTAAACCATTCATCACGTTATTTATGGCTTCATCCAGTGTTAAAACATCTGCCGGTGGCTCGAGCGTTGTATCCCAGACAATTTCAGCTTCAGGATTCTGAGCCTTTAGAAAGTCTCTCTGTTCCTCTGTTCGTACACGAACTGGTGCAGGACGTTCCTTAGCATCGTTAACCTTAGCCATTTCCAAACTGCTTGCTCGCTTTCCTTTAGCAGAAAGCCCCAAGTTCGCCAAGCACCGACCGATAGCAGACGTCTCGCAATTTTCAAACCAAAAATCCCGATCAACGCCGCGATCCTTGCGAGCACCGCGAGCATAACCAGTAGCGGAAGGCTGAGTATCAACATGAGTTCTGTAAGCAATTGCTTTGAAAACAACGATTCCTTTTTCTTCATCATTTAGCACCTGTTCTGTCAATATCGCGCCATCGGGATAAGTCTCATAAAACTTATGGATGCGCGTATCAACATCTTCGTAATCATTCAAATTGAACATCTAGCTCCTGCTTTCCTTCTGTGTAGTCGAGTTGTTCTTTGAAGCTCCACGTTGACCCATCGTGCCAAGTTTGTGCTTCTTTAGCGCAAGTAAAGCAGTAATGCCTGTCAATGACCTTGTTGCGCCTGAATGATGTAATCGTCCAAACCGCTTGCGTCTGACCGCGAACATCACTCACGCCCCATCTTTGCTTGCAGTAACAGCACCAGACGCCACGCTTAGACGGCGTAATCTTGGCCATAATCAGCCCAGTCCGTGCCCAATGCCATTTCGCCTGCGAGCGCAGCATAGGAAACCAAGTCAACAAAACTATCCCGGTTAGGAGTTTCAACGATCCGTGAGACTTTGACCAACGCCATGCAGATGCACACGTCCAACGGATCAATTTCCCGTCCGAAATAGCTAGACCATAACTCAGCGATTCGCTTGATATTGATTGCGGGATGTCCGTATTCGAGCCCACGTTCATCGATAATGTCTGCCGCACTAGTCAATAAGTCTTTCGCTCTGTACGAGTTTTCCTCTGACGTAGCCTTTTGCGTACCCATTTTGATAGCCCCTTTTATAGATTGAGTCGATTCCTACATAAACCATTAGTCCACCGAAAAAAAGACCAATGCAGATCATTACGATTTGTTCTGGAGTAAAGTTATTCGACATCTGCACTCACCCCATGAACGTCAAGAAAATATGCAGCCAAAACCTCACGGCTCAAACGACCGCGCTCTTGACTTATACCTAGCTTGTTTTTTGCATACTGGCGAATGAATGATGCCTTGACATAGTGCTTGCCATCGGTGTATGCACCCGACTTCCGATCAAATCGGATAATGCCCATTTCAAATCCCCTTTCAAATAGGATTTCAAATCCTATTTTGAAGGGTCAAATGCTATTTTGTCAACGACACGCCGAAAGAAAGCCCCGTACACGCCCAATGTTCGATAGGGCAGTAACGGGGTAAAACTATTTTAGCCGAAACGTTTGCCTTCTACAATAAAACTGCCGTCACGCTCGACTGGAATGGCTACGGGTTGCACACGCTTGCGGTCAATGTAAATAATGCCAAAACCCTTTTGCCAATTCATTGTGCCTTTTGTGTAATAGGCTTGAGTCTCGTCCATTAGATGACCAACTTCAAACCCTGTCAGGATACCCGTTAAAACGCCTCCAGAGGCCGTTGTAAAGCTCGAAATCCCCTGTCTATGAGTATGACCACATACCACCGACTTTCCGTGCCTCTTAGCGGCTTCTAAGGCCGTTAAACCGCCATGTGGCTTTGTGCTTTGTTCGTCTCCATGCACCATCACCCAATTCTCGTGGAACTGGTAGGGCTTGGAGTGATATTTGATGCCTAACTCATCGAGTCTTAGGAATCGCTCAATTGTCAGCTCAGGCAGTCCGATAAGACCGGGCAGACGCTTACTTAGGGCGTTGTAGAGTCTGGCTGAATGGTTGCTTCGTGATAAATGTTGAACTTGCAATTCGGCCAAGACTTCGACAGTTGCATCGCGATCTCGACCAATGCTTCCAGACCACTCGTCTCGACCGGACGACCATCTGCTAATTGTTTGAAAGTCGATTTCATCGCCCACGCATAGAACGTCATCAGGCTTGTATTTTCTGATGAATTGGGCGACATTTTTAACAGCTTTCTTATCGTGGAACGGAACTTGTAAATCTGAAATAACAACGATTCGCTTAATCGTCATCCTCATCATCTTCATAGGGCGTATGATCAGGATTGCCCACTAGCCAATCTGGTAATCGCATCTGTTCTTCGATGTACCAGCGAGCGCGATCTTCACCATATCCGGCACGTACCAAAGCTTCATAACATTCGACAATTTGTGCAGCCCAAATGTCTATGGCTTTTAATGGTTCACCGGATCTGCGCGCAGCAGATTCTTTGCGTTTACGCCTAGCGGCGAGTTCGCTTTTTGACGGTTTTCTTGCGCTCATTAGTCAGCAATTCTAAGACCATTGACTCAAGTTTATCGATGCGCGACACGATGTTTGACGCTTCCAATATGCCCGGAACTTCATGTCGAATAATGTAACGAAGGCCGCCGACAATAAGTGCGCAGCATGAAAGTATGGCAGCAACAAACGCTGCCCATTCAGCAGGTGTCATCGCCGTCCAAAAGCTGTGTCGTTAGGGTTTAGCCACCGCAGGATGACTGGCAGACTCGCGACCAGAGCTGCATTGACAATTGCAGGTGCATCCCAGCCCACCGCTAGGTATGTTGCTATCCCGGCTGCTAAAAATGATCTTGCCCAACTTGCGGCGACTGCTTTTGCTTGCTCCATTGATAGGTTCTCCTGTTAGTAATGGGATGCGAAACATACTGCCGTCAAAATCGCCCTTAGCAGTAAAACTAATATGAATGTGCTTTGTGTGTGGGTTGATGCCTTTGTATTTGCGCCACTTGTAATTGCCACGCCATGACGCTATTTTGCCGTTAAAGATTATATAAGAAACTCGTTTATCAGATCTGGCAAGTAATCGAAGCTGATCAGCAAGGTCGCATGCTTCGGATGCATGGGATCGCAAGTCAGCATCAATGTCGATGGCACGTACAATGCCTTCAACAGTAGGATTGTGATCGGACTTACGAGCAGCATGCTTCGCATCACCGATCCAGCCATCCGAAGTTCGATCTCTATCGGGGAACGCATCGTCAATCTGCTCGCGTAACTGTTGCCCCGCTTTACACAGTTTAGCCAAGACCTAATGCCTTTAAGTCATCCGCAGTAAGACCAAGTGCTGACAATTTATCAAATGCGCTTTTTCTTTGTCTTGTGCGTTCTGCTTCTGCTTCAATTAAAGCTTTTGCTTTTTTTTCTTCATTTTTGTAAAGTTCAAGTTCGTCCCCAAAAAGTTCCCTTTCAATAATGGTTTCTTTTTGAGTATCAACTTCGACAATTTTTTCAGTTATTTTCATAATCACGCACTCCCATAAACATAAACGGTTCCATTGTCAAAATTACCTGTTGAAGAATTTATCGTTACAGACGAAATTGCACTCGTTCCCAGATACATACCATGTCCAACATAACTTCTATGATTATAGGTGGCACCAGCACCCTCGCCACCGCCTGTTGATACATAAGCTTTTGGGTTTGTTGAAGTCGCGCCCCAAACGCTTACAGAACCGCAGATGCGGCTGGAAGTGCTAGTAGACATTAGACCTAAACTAATTCTATCTTCGTCACCGCCAAAAATATTGACAATGTTGTAATTTAAGGGATTGGCTGTTTCGTTTTGCATACCAGCTTGACGATAATTTGTACCCGTATCCGAATTAAAACGCACCCCTATTGTTGAGCTTGCGTTTGCCGAAGATGCATTTACGACTACAACCCACAAGGCATCTTGTCCCGAAATTGAACTAATTGTAATATTATTGCTTCCCGTTAATGAAGTTCCACCAGAATTTAATAGACTAAAAGATTTTGTAGAGCCAGCAGGAGTCACCCATTTAAGACCTGTTGCAGTTGTTGAATCAGCAGAAAGATATTGACCATTTGTGCCAACCGCCAATCGAGCATCGGCGGTACTATATGTATAAACATCACCTTTAGTCGTTAATGGTGACGATCCACCAACAGCCACCCACGAACTGCCATTGTAAACCTGAACTTGATTGACATCATCAAGATAACTGACCATCCCTTCAGCCAAAACACCACTCAAAGCGGTAGTGCGAGCAGCGGCACTAGCAAATCGCATTACTGCTTGCTCTTGCAAATAAGTATTAACCTGAGCTGCTGTAAGCACATCCCCTGTGTTAAACAGCTTATATCCTGCACCTGCCATTGATTGCTCCTTAGTAGCTCAGCACGTCTTCGCCTAGTATACCGCTAACTGCGCTGTCTAACACGAAGCCAGCCAATAAAGGCTCTGAAGTGAATAGGGTCGTCATCCATGATGACTTGGTAATATCGTGATGAATAGCGTTGACAAGGCTTGGCTGTGTAACGCTGGTCGCTCCCGGCATGGTCTTTGTAACCGTAATGCCATCAAGCAAATCTATGTCAACGCCAGCTTTAGGCTTATTAGGGTTGATGTCATCGTAAAGGTTTAGTTGGATTGAGTCGATTCGGACTTCAGGATCCTTGCGAGTAGCCAAAATGCCTTTAGCCTGATTAAGAGCTTCGGCATCGGTTTGAACAAGGATGCCGTCTCGGATGCCTGAATGAAGGAAGAACGTGTCAATGCTGGTCTGGTCATAGACATTCTGTGCGCTGCCGCCTGAGCGTGTAACTGTCACGTCATTGATGAGCGTGGTGTCGTCATAAGCCACAACCGCATTGGTATAGGAAATATCTGTGCCATCGTCATTGAAGTCATAAAGGCTTGTGGCTGGCCTTGTAATAAGCGAGTCACGATCTACAAACACCACGTTGCTTTGGCCATCGACAAAGATGCCGCCAAACTCGCTATTCTCGACCGTCTGCAAAGCCTCTAAAACGTTCCTAGACGTGCCCGGATCTGCTTGAAGGGTTGAATTGCCAGTATCTATCTCACGAAGGCTTAAAGGCCAATCTACGGCATCTAAAAGGGCACTTACGCGAGCACCTGAGAGTTGACCTGCGCTTGTGCCAGCCACAGTCGTAATGGCTGAACCTGCTAGCAGCTTAAACGCATCCACGCACTTTAGGCTTACCGTAGAAACATCTTCATTGCCTTGTCTAAAGCCTGTGTCGTAATTGGTGATAAAGCCGCTAAATAGATAATAATCAACACCAAGATAGGTCGCATAAATAATAATCTGACGCAATGGCACAAGGTTGGGGTAATACGCTCCGGCAGGGTTCATCGGATTCCAGTCGCCATTCTGATCGTATAAAACGACTTCTGCGCTACCAAACTCGAACTTGCTTGTGATGCGGTTACGACCACGCCTGATATTGACTCGCGTAACTAGGCTGGTGACTTCAACAGGTAGCGTTCCAGAGCCTAAGCGATTAGTTCCCAATATGCCTTTAGTTGCTGAGTCTAAGATCAGTGGATTGGTTTCAAACGCGGTTTCGCTATCGAAGTCAACAAAGACGCGGATTGTAGGAGCTGCCATTAGATTGCAATGCTGCTAAAGCGCAGACCCTTTCCGTTTCTTTGGTACTCGTACTGAATGTCGGTGATGACTTCCGCTAAATCTTGAACGGCGGTTACTGAGCCTTCAACGTTCACGTTGATTGTCGTGCTGCCCAAAGGTTCACCGTTGGCATCTAAACCTAATTTGGCGAACAAATCTTCAAGTGCAGCAGCATTGGCAGCGTTGGCGGCTTCCTGTGCAGCCAATTCAGCTTCAATTAAAGCAAGTGCAGCATCCGATTCTGCGGCCAAAGCATCGGCGGCAGACGCAACGGCTTCGGCTATTGCTGTGACGGCTTGTGCATTAGCCAAACTAGGTTCGCCACGCGGTACGTCAAAAGGATTCTGTGGATTAACAGGTGCAGTTGGTAATGTGCCATTAATATAAACATTGTTGGCATCAACATCCATTCTGTCAATAGTTGTGACGGTCATTTTGGTTTGATCTAGTTTTAGACCTTTTTCAGCAAATAACGTTTCAATTGGGATATTGATTTTGAGTTGCTTTAGCAATTCTTGGATGCGTGTGATTTTGGCAGGCCAATCGGTAAATGGATCTCCTACTAATTCATCAAGACTATCCAACAAATCTGCCAATTCTTGCGCAGCGGCTTCGGCTTTAATCAATTGACCTTCAAGAATAATGGCGCGTTTGACATCCTCATCAAGGATTGCCTGCATAAGTTCTAGGCGTAGGCGTTCAACGTCATTAATTTTGCCACCCAATGCCGCAGCAATTTGTACGCGTTCAAGATCAAAACGTTGGGCAATTTGACCCAGTATGCCTTCTTCTTTTTTCTTCTTGTTTAAGGCTTCTTGTGCTTTGACAGATTTCTTGGTCAATGCCAATAACTCTTTAGCGCGCTTGGCAGCATCGGCCTCAGCCTTAGCGCGAGCGCGGTCAATCTTGTTCTGAGCATCGGTTGAGCCGCTTATGCTCATTGGGGTTTTGAATGGCGCAGGCTTCGGTTTACCCATATTGCGGACGTAGCCAAACGCACTACCAAGCGGATTGAATGGATCTATGTTGCGCAATAAATCTAAAGCTGTTGATCCGTAAGTATTTAAGTCTTTGAACGCAGCTACAAGGCCAGCAACGCCACGTGTGGTATCTGCAACAGCATCGCCAAAGGTATCCATTGCGCTAACGCCGCCACCAATGCCTTGATTACCTGCGAGAATCTGGAAAGCATCGACTAAGCCTTTGCCGATTGTTTCC